AATTCCAGCAATCGGACAAGACTATTACCCATTGCCACAATATACAAGCGCTTTAAACTTTGCTTTTTTATCTGGCGAACTTAGTTACTTTGCAAAATCAAACATTCAAAATAGTATTTTTCCAGCCTTTGCAATGATGTTTCCTAAACGTCCACAAAGCGAAGAAGAAAAGAAAGTCTTAAGAGACACCATAGACCGAATGAAAGGCGCGCAGAACGCGGGCAAAGGTGTAGCATTTTTCGCAAATAGTCCAGACCAATTACCGAAAATCGAAAGCATCCCGACTAATTCAAACGACAAAATGTTTCAAGAAGCTAGCGGACTAAATACCGAACAAATCTGTTTCGCGCATACAATCGACCCTATCTTAATGGGTGTGCGTACAACTGGATCACTAGGTAACGGCGCAGACATTAAACAAGCCTATATTATATTCGAAAAAAATGTAGTTATTCCTTTGCGCGAAATGGTAGAAGAAGTCTTTACGGAATTGCTTTTAATCTGCAAACAAAAAGCGGACTTTACTATTAAGAATTTCCAAATAATTAACGAGACAATTGTAGAAGTAGAAGGCGACGCTAGTAAAACACAAGACGCGCTTAATGCAATGAGTCCACTAGTAGCGACAAAGGTACTTAATACAATGACAACAAACGAAGTTCGCGCCCTTGCAAGTTTAGCACCTATCGAAGGTGGCGACGTAGTACCAAGTTCAACACCAACAACTATTTAAGATGCTATATTTCATTACAGAAACCTATCTAAAAACGAACACGCCTATAACTGCTAACGTAGACGTAACAGACGTAACGCCGTACATTAAAACTCAAGCGGATTTAAGAGTACAGCCCATTCTAGGTAGTGTTTTTTATAACTACTTACTAGACGCGTACAATACGCAGACGTTAAACCCAGACGAAGAAACACTAGTAGGTTTTATACAACCCGTAGTGGCGTGGCGTTCCGCAGAAGACGCTGTTTTCGGACTATCTTACCAGCTTAAAAACAAAGGTCTTCAAACTCAAAACGGCGACTTTTCAAATAGTGTAAGCCGTACAGAAGTAGTTTTCGGAATGGAACACTTCGCACAAAAGGCGTCTTTCTTTGAAGCTAGATTAATTAAATACCTACTAGCTAACAAAAATCTTTTTCCAGAGTTCACTAGTCAAGAAAACCGCGACACGGATTTACGTCCACAAATAGAAATGTGTGACTGCGTAGGGACTTGTTACGGACGTTGCGGACAGCGCTATAATGACAACGGATATAATAACGCTATAATGGTATTTTAATGAAGTCTAAGCTATCTATTTTCATTCTTTCGACGTTCGCTATTCTTTCGCCTATTAAGCCGCTTATTTTAGTTGCTGTTTTAGCTATTATTTTAGATACGTGTTTCGGTATCTGGCGTAGTGTTAAAAAGTCTGGCTGGTCTTCTATTCGTTCAAGACGTTTAAGCCACACCATAAGTAAGTCTTTGCTTTATTCGGGCGCTATTGTGTTCATTTTCTTAATGGAAAAGTACGTAGTTGCCGACATTCTAGGTCATTTTATTGCTATTGACTTAGTATTAACTAAAGCCTTTACGTTCTTTTGTGTCATTACAGAAGTGAAAAGCATTAACGAAAGCTACTTTAGTGTAACTGGCGTAAATGTTTGGGACAAGTTTATAAATTTTGTTAAACGATCTAAAGAAAATTTCGACGAGCTAAGATGAAAAAACTAGACATACAAGCTATTAAACAAGTACGTTTAAAAGACAATCAGTATTTTGCTGAAAGTTCACCTAAAACTCAAATCTATTTACACCATACGGCGGGAAATGGAAATGCAGAAGGGGTTTCTAGATATTGGAATGGTAACGACAGCCGAATAGCTACGGCTTTTATCATTGGTGAAAACGGAACTATAGTACAATGTTTTTCGTCTAAGCATTGGGCGTGGCATTTAGGTATTGACCAAGAAGACTTTGCACGTAATGGCGCTAAGTATTCAAACTTAAACAAACTATCTGTAGGTATCGAGGTTTGTAACTGGGGTTACCTTAAAAAGAAAGGCGACAAGTATTATAATTACGCTGGCGGTGTAGTTAATACGTCTTACGTTACTGAACTAGAAACACCTTACAAGGGTTATAAGTATTGGTATAAATACAGCGACGCACAAATAGAGTCTTTACGCCAGTTAGTAGTTTACCTTTGCGAAACTTACGACATTCCAAAAGACTATCGTTCTGAAATTTGGGCTATTGACAAAGAAGCATTCAAAGGGGCTAAAGGAATATTTACACATAACTCGGTTCGTAAAGACAAGTCGGACATGTACCCAGACCCCCGCGTTATTAAAATGCTACAAAACCTTTAACACATGAGGGTTTCAATTATAATTCTGTCGCTAATTTCTACTATATTTGCGACAAGTTGCAGCGTGAACTATCATTTACGTAAGGCAATTAAAAAAGGCTATAGCTGCGACGTGGATAGTGACACAATTACCATTTCATCTATAGACTCCATTCCGTACGTTTTAAGAGACTCTATTTTTTGGGAAAAGGTAATAGTCCAAAAAGATACGATAGTGCGTTATAAGCGTTCCTACGTGCCTAAAACGCGGTTTGAGACTAAGATAGATTATAAATACAAAACAAAAGTCCTAAAATCGGACGTTGAAAAGATAAAATATAAAAATAAATACATAACAAAGACAAAAATTAATTGGTTATTTGTTATAATTGCATTCGTTATAGGATTCCTTACAAGGTTATCTTTTAGCGAAACCTTTAGAAGTAGGTTAAAACTTCTACCTAAACTTTTCAAATGAATAAAAACAAAGGCGGCCGTCCAGTAGTAAGCAAAGGCGTTCCACGTGTGCGGTTGAGTCCGCAAGAATTCGACCTAATTAAACAATATCGGGCAATCAAAGACAAGTCTAACGAAATGGGCTTAAATGAAAACGATGTTAAGCACGGCTGGATAAAAACAAAAGACGCTAGTTTATTTTTTGCTAACCCAAGTTTTAACGCTGGTAAAGAATTAGACCTAGACTTTAGTAAGCTACTAGAAAACGCGCCTAAATTAGAAGTAAAGCCTAAACAAACACGGAATTTTAACGGGTCTTTTGATAAGCTAGTCTTTACAGATGTTCACATAGGAATGGACGTAACCGACAAAGGACGTAATTTATACGCGTCTGAATGGAATGAAGACATACTTTTCGAACGTTTGTCTCAAATGATTGACCACACACTAGCAAAACAAAATAGCAACGTCTTACATATCTTAGATTTAGGCGACTATTTAGACGGCTTTAACGGATTGACTACTAGAGGCGGTCACACCTTACCACAAAACATGAGTAACCAGAAAGCGTTCGACGTTGGTTTCTTATTTAAGACTTTATTAATTACCCAGCTTTCGCCATTCTACGATAAAATCTACGTTCGGAATATTTGTAACGACAACCATAGCGGGGACTTTTCCTACTTTGTTAATCAGTTCTTTAAAACGTATGTCGAAAGGGATTTAAAAAACGTCTTAGTAACTAATCAGACTTTGTTTATTGATCATGAAATAATAGATAACTATTGTTTTGTTACGACACACGGAAAAGACACCCACAATTTAAAACACGGATTCCGTCCTAAAATTGACGCAAACCAGATTAATAAAATACTAGGGTACCTAAACACGAAGCAACTTTTAAATAAAGGCTACGAAATTATTTTCGAAAAAGGCGATAGTCATTTGTACTTATTCGATTCGTCTAGTAGTGACGTGTTTAAGTATTACAATTACCCAGCATTTAGCCCGTCTTCTAACTGGGTGGCTACTAATTTCCAGCTAGGTAAAAGCGGTTTTATACATTTTAACTACGATTTAGAGCAAAAGAGTATAAACGAATTCTTTTTTTAGTGTATATTTGAACTTTCATAATTGGTTTTTAAGAATTAGGGTTAGCAGTTGAAAGCGTTAACCCTTTTTTTATAGCTATAATCTTACTTTAATTGTACCTTATTCGGTATAATTATCCGTATTTATCCGTATTTATACGTAAAATATACGCTATCGTATATAATTTAAGTGAATTTCCTATACATTACGTACTTTTCACGTTAAGTTAATACCAGTAAACACTACCATTTTAAAAATAAATGTAAAAAACTTTAAAAAAAATGTTTAAAAAGTTTGGTAGTTAGAATTTAGTATTTATATTTGCATATAACTAATTCACAAACAAACAAAAAACAAGTTATGAAAACGAAAAAAGAAATGAACGAAATCATCTTAAAAGAGTTAAACGACTTATGGAATGAGTACGAGCAATTCAATGAAGTATTAGGCGCAGAACACGAAGCTACGCAAAGAGCTGCGACACGTTGGGCGGCAATTAATGAACTAGTAAATAAATTAGGACTATGAAAAATATAAACATACAAGAATCATTCGGCGACATCTGCGCTGGTGTAGTTATTTTAATCGTAATTAGTTTAGCTGTAATTAGACCTTATGGCGCGGAAAACACGAACGAAGTAAAACAAGAAGTAACAAAAAAAGCCGTTAAGCAAAGTAAAGTATTAGAAAAGTACGGCGAATTAATAACTAAAAACTGGTAACAATGTTTGATATTTTAGAATGCGAACTAGACGTATATACGTTAAATTTATCCTATAGCTATAAAGGCTTTATTTACGACGTTGTCTGCGACTTTGACTGGTTAGATAAAGAATACAACGGGAAAATGTTAGACTTTACTTTAAAACCAATTAAAGGAACGTATTTTAGTGGCGAAGTAGGTAACGATGAAGAAGGCGAAATAGAAATAACGCCAGCTTATTCTGAATGGCTTTTAGAAATGGTAAGAGAATACAGAAAAAAACACATTTATTTTATGTGTGAAGAAGAAGAAAACGAACGAAGAAAATTAGATTTAAATTTAGAAGACGACAACCCTCAAAACTGGCACTACTATGGTATTTAGACTTCAAAGAATGGTAAGGTTCTGGACGACCAAAACCACACACGAACACGTAAGAGGTTCTTTTAACGAAGAACTTTATAAAAGAATTTGTGAAATTAAATTTACTCAGAACTTATGAAAAAAAACGAAAGAAAATTTGTAGAGTTTGTCCACGTTTATATAGTGCTACCTATGTACATTTGGATGTTTATTTTAATTATTATTAACTATAAAAAATGGATATGACACCAAAAGAAAAAGCAAGGTATTTAGTAGATAAAATGGAAAAAGATTTTCAATATTTTGCAAGTAGAGAAATAGCAATTAAACACGCATTGATTGCGGTTGAGCAAATTCAAAATCTTTGCTGGGGAAATAATCAAGTTGGGATTAATTATTGGAATGAAGTTAAACAAGAAATAGAAAAGTTATGAAATATAAACTGGTATACTACAGCGGTTCGAATGTTATTCACAGCTGGACGTTTGACAACAAAGCGTTGTGTAATTGGAAAAAGAAAGAATTAAGGTCTAGGGGACTTTGTTTATTAGGTAATTTTAGAATTGAAAAAGCATGAAAATACAATGGGAAAAAGGCGTTAATTATAACAAAGAAGCCGAAAATATGATGCGTAAAGCTGAAAAGTATAAATTTACGCCAGTTCAAATGATTGAGGTTTTTATTTTGAATGATTTGAATATAGAACTAGACCAAACAAAAGCGTTATTTTTAGAAATGGTTTTTAATCATGAAAATAATTTAATGAATGAAATATATAGCAAAGGAGTAACAAAAGTTTTTGAAGAACTAAATGAAAAAATGGACGAATTAGCAGACCTTTTTAATTAAAAAAAATGAACGACAAAATAATAGAAGTGATTCGAGTTTTTATTGATCGCGACCAACTAAACACACCAAACAGAAAACGCCAACAGATTTACAAAAAGGCGTATTTACAACACAAGCTAAAGGAATGCGGACTAACTTACAAGGCTATAGCTGAAATGTTCAATATGACGCACGCCAGCGCTATACATAACATTAAAACACACCATATACTAGTTAAATACCATAAAAACGAATACGAAGCGTATATATACGAATACTTAGAAACTCTAGACGGCTATAAAGTAGAACCGAAAACACGGAATTTAATAGAAGACATTAACAATTGCGCTAATTTATACCAGTTAAATAGAGTTAAACGCTGGATTCGTGAAAAAAAATATGAAATAGATGCAACTTTAATAGAGTAAATACGTTATATTTGTACACGGCTTCATCTCACATTATAAAGCCTTAAGGTATTATTGACCCTTGTAATGAAGTAGAAGTGAGATGCTACGGATTTGCGAGGGTTTTTTTATTTAAAATTATTTATTATGGTTTATTTATTAAAATGTCTAAATGACAAAAAAGTTGAAATGAAAGTACAACGTGAAGCGCATGTTATAGAAATATCTATATGTGATTATGAAGATAAAATAGAAAAATATATTTATTTATCAAAAAATGATGTATTTGATTTAGTTGGAATTTTACACCATATTCAAAAACAGATGTAATGAGCGGATGGATTAAATTACACAGACAAATTTTAAACTGGGAATGGTATTCCGACAATAACGCCTTTCGTGTTTTTATGCACTTACTATTAAAAGCTAACCACAAAGACAGACGTTTTAAAGGTATCGAATTAAAAGCTGGTAGCGTGGTAACAAGTCGCGACATTCTAGCTATTGAAACGGGTTTAAGTGTACGTCAAATAAGAACTTCACTAGACAAGCTAAAAACGACCAACGAAGTGACCATCAAAACAAGTTCAAAAGGTACTATTATTCAAGTAGTTAACTATGGTAAATATCAAATAGAGACCAACGAAGCGACCAACGAACGACCAGCAAACGACCAGCAAACGACCACTAACAAGAATGTAAAGAAAGAAAAGAAAACTATAGTGCCTAGCTTTTCTGAATTTTTAGCTTACGCTTTAGAAAACAAACCTAACTTAAATAAAGTGGACGTAGAGTTAAAATACAAGTCTTGGATAGCTAACGACTGGTGTACAAATAAAGACGGAAAACCTAAACCAATTTCTAACTGGAAAGTAACGCTATTAAATACTATTCCTTATTTGTCAACTATCGAAGTTAAATTACCTAATCAAATTATAGACTAATGTACAAAAGACTAACAAACGTAAATAACGAACTTTTTGACATACGCCAACAGAAAGACGTACGCGGAAAGTCAATAGGCTGGGACTGGGATTTATTACCATACACAATAAAAGAAGGCTGCACTACTTACATAGGTTCTGCGCCAGCTAGTGGAAAAACTGAACTTTGGTTCGAAATTCTTATAAACCTTTCGTGTTTACATAACTGGAATCATGTAATATTTTCGCCAGAAACTGGTAGTAGTGCCGAAATATTCGCCGAACTATGTTACAAGTATATAGGAAAACCCTACGTACAAGGTCAAAATTCTATGTCGAACAGCGAACAAGTAATAGCTGAAATGTTTATAAACGAACATTTTATTGTAATTGATCCAATAGACGAAGAACTAACTATTACAAAATTCTACGAACTAGTAGACGAAATAGAGAAAAAAGAGGGGATGAAAATTCACACCACTACTATTGACCCTTGGAACGAACTAACCGAGGAGTTTATACAAGCCGACCTAGGACGTGAAGACAAGTATCTTAGTAGGATTTTAGGACAAGTAAGAAAAAACGCGCGTAAAACTGGACGCCATAACTGCGTAATTAACCACGTACGCGACCAACCTATGGTAAGTAGTAAAACAATAGCTGGAACTGATATAAGTTATTTCCCTATGCCTAGCGCTAGAGACTTCGCGGGCGGTCAAGTTTGGTTTAGAAAAGGTCTAAGCGTATTAATACCATGGCGACCACCTTACGGCTTGTTAGATTCAGAGGGTAACGGCGCAGAAAAGAACGAAGTACATTTAAAAGTAGCCAAAAGCAAACCGAAAGGCGTATCGAAAAACGGAGTTTATAAGTTATATTTGGACTTAGATAAATACCAATACTACATGTTAGATTTTAAAGGGAATAGGATTTACGCAAATAGGGAAAAGAAACAAGCGCCACAGCTTAAAATGACAAATTTAGGACACAAATTAAAATCAATGCAATAATGGATATTGGACTAAAACTATTACTAGCAAAGGGTAAAATTCTTTCAATGAAATGGCGAATTAAATTAACTCGCGAAGAACTAGAGGAAAAACGACCAACGGCGAAAGCATTTATAGACGGCGCTAACGACGTAGAAATAGACCTAGACGAAGTTTATAACGTAATAGACGACCTAGAAACAGAACTGCGAATACAAGGACGCGAAATAAACCGCTGTTTACAGATTAACGGACAGCTAAAACAAAGAATAGAAGAACTAGAACACGAACTTAAATTTAAAAATGTAGACTTATGAAACAAACAGCTGTAGAATGGTTTTTGACTGAATTTCAAAAACAAGTTTGGTTTGAACCAGATTCGGAACTTGACATCTGGATAAAAGATTTAATACCAAAAGCAATTCAAATAGAAAAAAAACAACTTTGTTACTTTTATGTAAAAGGCGCAGAAGCCGAAATAAATAACCCGTACGTTACAAACATAGAATTTTACAATAAAACCTTTAAAAAGATATGAAAATAAAATGTACGTCAAAAAGACGATTTAAAAAAATACTTAATAAAATGATTCCTTATGTGTTAATTGATCCAATAAAGTGTGAAATATACGCGTCAGACTATTATAAATGCGGAATAAATACTTATAAAGGAATGGAAATAACGTATATAAACAAGGTTTGGATGTACGACAATAGACATCAAATTTACATAGGCATGAAGGGAATGTGGAAAATACCTAAATAAACAATAAAAACACGTAAAAATGACAAAAGAACAAAAACTAGTAGCGCTTTGCGCGCTATTACCAGTAGTAGGCGACTGGATAGAAGACCTAAACGACCAGCGAATATTCACAAAGCTAGTCAAACAACGCGCTAACATGCTTTTAACTGAAATAAGACGCATAGATAACGACGTTTTAAGCACTGGTGAACAAGAAATATTTAACCAGCAAGTAAACTTGCAGCGTGCGTTTATTCAATTCGTTTCAAAACAAATAAAACTAGACTAATGAGGTGCAAAAATTGCCGTGAAAAGTTCGAACCGATCCGCTTTAACCACAAATTTTGTTTAAAAGACGAATGTATTAAAGCCTTTGTAGAAGAAGTAAAGACGAACCAATGGAAAACGACTAAAAAACGAATGAAAGAAGACCTAAAAACACTACAAGACTGGTTAAAAGAAGCGCAGACAATATTTAACAAGTACGTAAGGCTTCGGGATCAAGGTTTAAATTGCATTTCTTGTAATAAACCGCCTCTTAAAAAAAATTGCGGGCATTATTTTTCTAGTGGTGGACATAGTAACGTTCGTTTTGACGAAGATAATTGTCACCTACAATGTGAACACTGTAATACATATTTAAGCGGTAACCTTCTTAACTATCAAATAGGAATACAAAAGAGAATCGGGGCGCAAAAGCTACTTGAACTACAAGAACGGGCGCACCTTACGAAAAAATGGACTATAGACGAACTGAAAGAAATAATAAAAACGTATAAAACAAAAGTAAGATCATTGCAATGAAAAAAATATACATAACACCAGAACAAATAGAAGAAGCTACAGACCTTTATAACTTCAAATGCCTAAAGAATTCAATAACCAAAGGAGAAAGCCAGATTTACGGCGCTATAGGTGAAGTTTTAGCTATGGAGTTCCTAAGGTCTAGGGGCAAAGAGGTTAAATACGAAGGCGATTATAACTACGACCTAATTAGCAACGGAAAAAAAATAGACGTTAAAACAATCAAAACAGACAAAGAACCTAACGACGACTTTAACGCTAATATAAGCGCGTTTAATAGTAGCCAGCAAACAGACTTTTATTTATGGTGCGCGGTGTCCGTAGATATGACTTACGGCTATGTAATAGGCTACCTAGATAAAAACGAATTCTATAAAATAGCAGAACTAAAGAAAAAAGGCGAAATAGACTGGGGACAATGGACGTTTAAAAGTGACACGTACACCACGAAAATAAAAAATCTAATAAAATTTTAACTTTTTTTTGTCGAAGTGTTGTTTATATCAAAATATAAAGTATCTTTGTTAGGTCAATGAGACGCAATTACTAATTTTAAGACTATGAAAACTTTGATTATTGAAATAGAAAACGTTCACAGCGGTAAAATTCAAACTAGCAAACAATATGTTCTAGGTGTAAATACAGAAGAAGAACAAAAAAAATATGTTTCTGATTTGTCTAGTAAAATGTCAAGAATGCACATGACAACAGACTATAAAACTTCTAGAATATATTTTCAAAAATAATAAAACGGGGGGTGCGCATCCGTAACGCACAAATTAAAAACCAATTTTATGAAAAATCTATTTAAAGCGCTGGCTAATTTCCAGCAAGAAGTCCCAGTAATTCACAAAGCTACGC